TCTTAAACGGATTCTTCCGACGGTGCACTTCGAAAGAGCTCGAGGATCTGGGAGCGACAACCAAATATACTGCACAAAGGAGGGGGATTTTTTCGAGATTGGGAAAATTCCTGAAGAAGGTAGTAAAAAAACGCAAGAAGTATGGCGTGATATACTTGCAGCAGCAGAGAGCGGTCGTTGGTCGGAAATCAAGGAAAAACAACCAAGAATTTGGATCGCTTTCAGAGAGCGACTTCTAAGTATGAGAGTACCAAATTCGAAAGTACTTGATGGTGAAACAAGGAACGAATGGTGGGTCGGTCCTACAGGAACAGGAAAATCCAGGTTGGCATGGGAAAAATACGGTGAAATTTGCTATCAAAAGCAATTGAACAAGTGGTGGGATGGTTACGACGAACAAAAGGTCGTCGTCATAGAAGAATGGAGCCCAAAGAACGACGTCACAGCCTCAAGCTTAAAAATCTGGGCTGATCGTTACCCATTCTCGGCTCAGATCAAAGGTGGAATGCTTCAGAAAATCAGACCTTTAAAACTGATCGTACTGAGCAATTACAGAATCGAAGACTGTTTCGTAGATTCAAGAGATGCGCAACCAATTGCGAGACGATTTATAGTACGTCACTTTCCGGAAGATATCGAAGATGCAAAGAACGAGGCTGATTCCTTTCTCGCGGAACACAATCATCAAGAGGGCGATGAACCCATGACAAGCCCCATCATCGCCAACTCTCAACCGGAGGATACAGATGACTTCGCTGTCCTGAACGGCCTCGAAACCCAACTCCAATTCGTTGGGCAAGACTGGACAGAGTATGCATCGGATTATGACTTCAACCGACTACTTGGGCTGAGTGGACATAGTTAATTATCTTGACATGCGTTGAGTATATGGGACTAATTCTAGAGGTGGCAAATTTCAGAATGAGCCCCTCCGTTAGTTGCTACGTCAGTAAAAACTACTTCGTCGTAATTAAGCTTCAATACTACGTTTTACGCACATCTCCTCGTAAACTTAATACAAACTCCACAACTTGCCTACGTGTCTCATTCTGAATTTTGCCAGCTCAAGAATAAGTCACCATGTCCAACAAGCGCTCTGCCGAAGATGAAGTTAACAATCGTCCAACTCAACGCCAAAGATCGGATTTCAGTCAAATCCCGATGCTTCTCCTCCAAGTATGGCCAGAATTGGTAGTAGAGGCTCGAGAAGCACGCCAGGAAGCCGAAGCTACAATCGAAACCCTCCGTCGGATGTTGGTCGAAAAGATGGACGACGTATGGGAGGCAGAAAACCGCCTCTCAGATGAACAAGTGATTAACCGCAAGAACAGGGAATTCCAGCAGCGTCTATTGCGTATCATCGCTGATCTATACAGGGAAGTAGACGTCGATACAGTTCGTCGTACGCAAGAACGTGTCGCGTCAGCTGCTTTGATTCTACGTAATCCAGCTCTCGATCAACAGGTAATTGATCTAGTTAGCGATTCAGAATAAAAAGATGGTTAATATGGCAGTAAACTTAACCGAATATATCTGAACTCAACTGAAACTATCTGAACTTAATAAATCTATTTAATTATTTGTAATCAAACTTCGTCCCACTCCCTTTCAGTCCAACTGTAGCCAGTTGGAGTAGGAGGAAGAGGACCTACTGTAGGTGCATAACCGGGGGGATATGGAGCAGGTGGTTCCCTAACAGAATAACCACCAGGTGTGGATGGGTTATTAGGTAACGAACGCAACCAAGCTTCTTCATTCGCTTCTTCATCCATTTCGACATTAATTCCACGTCGAACACGAATATTACTAGCACGTTGTTCAGAACGACGCAATTCCATATTGGCGTGCATGCGACGTAATGATGATGCAAATATTCCGCGCGTGATCATTTCACGAACCTTGATTTTTGCACCCCCGGAAATATAACGAAATTCAGATTCATGGAACGCATCACCTACATCAACGCCAAACGGTTGGGATTAGCGTTGACTCCGGGAATACCACCGCGTAAGGCGCCAGCAGCAGCACTCATAGCAGCATTCATGGCTGCACCACCTATACGTTCCAACAGTGGTATAGCAACATTGTTGTATACATTCGAACCTGCTTGAGCAGCACCGCGGGCAAACGCGGATGCTCCTTGAGAAATATAAGAATCTTGTTCAGCCTCTGTATGAGCGAAATCCGTTTCAGTTTGCATAGAACTGACAGCACTCATAATACCGGGACTATTTGGTGCTGCAGTAGATCCAACAAACACTCCTTCTTTCTTTGGTAATCCTTCGCTATGTAAAATATGCTCAAATGACAAAGGTGGTGATGTAATCGGAGCACCTTCAATCATTACGATAACAGTTGACCAACCATAATCATTCTGAAATGATTCGTTAGTCTGCTGACCAGCTGCACCAAGAGGTGAACTGTATCGAAATGCCGTATCATCAATCCATTTGTTGATGACGGTCAATGGGCTTTGCGTTAGTGAAGCGATAGTAACTCGTTTATAGTGGGCTAGGCCGCCCATTTGTTCAATTGTCGTTGGAAATGTCCATGTTGTTTCACCATATCGTGTTTCAACAGCCAAACCAATGTGAACAAATCCTGTTGCTGAAGTTGGAGCTAAAGATGAACTAATACGAATCGCATGTGACACAGGTCGAGTTACCTCAATTGCGTCAGTATACGCAGTACGTTTACTGCGATTAGCAGTACCACCAAAGGAACCAGACCATGTAACACCACCAGCACCCTGTACAGCAGTAACAGTAGCCATTGTGTAAGCTGGTCGGAAAGCTAAACATACAAAGTTACCTGCAACACTAGGAGCAGGAGAAGCAAGGATATCGACATCACTATTCGCCAGAGAAGGCATAGTGTTCGAATCGGGAATCTTCGCACCCATGCAGCGAGGATCAAATGGATCAAGCTGCGCAAGTGCGAATTTAAGAGACGGCGTAAATTCAACAGGAGAATTCGCCATCTTCGTAGGACGGCGCGTCGGAGTACGACGACGGCGTACAGCACGTCGTCTAGGTCGAACAACAGGAGTATACGACGGACGACGACGTGTGTAACGACGGGGTGAATAACGACGATAACTTCGTCGATAAACCATTGAATGTTTAGGGTTGAAGTTCAATATCTTATTCTTCGAATTGCGTACTTCAACTAATTTAGAAGAATGAATCAAATGATTCACATTCAGTGATATAAAAAAGTTGTGCACAAGTGCACTATGTGAGCTATGTGTAATAAATTGCACATTGCACACCGCTACCGTGGTAATACTAGGGCCTTCGGCCCGCACGGTAGCGGAAGCCAAGCAATGTCATTTTCAATTCCACCCAGTTAGTCGCCTCCGGCGATCTTTGCGTTTGCGTGGCCAACTTCGCTTCGCTCGTGGCCAGCAAGGTCATCAATTTAAAGATTGTATCAAGCCAGTGGGTGTTGCGTTGGGGTTGAATATTGTGTTCACATGGAACGTATGGACCGAAATGCAAGACAACGTCGATTCTGTTTCACCTGGAACAACTATCCATTGGATGCAGAGTCTCAACTACGTACCATCGCCGAGCGAAAGCGTGTCATCTATATGGTCGTTGGAAGAGAAAGAGGATTGTCGGGGACCCCGCACTTGCAAGGTTATATCCATTTCGAGCACGCAATTGGATTCGGAGCTCTTAAACGGATTCTTCCGACGGTGCACTTCGAAAGAGCTCGAGGATCTGGGAGCGACAACCAAATATACTGCACAAAGGAGGGGGATTTTTTCGAGATTGGGAAAATTCCTGAAGAAGGT